CAATAGTGTTATGTACAAGAGCTATGAAAATAAACTAACTTAAAATAGTATCAGCTAAAGACCTAAATGAGTCACTAGCAAAAACCTTTGGAACGAAATTACGTTTACAAGACTTTACTAACGAACAACTTGAAGATGCACGTAACAGATTACGTACACAATTAAGCCAAGTTGAAACAAATGAAAGTTTCGATACAGTTCATACAAGCGATGCATATCAAAAAGGTAGAATGTTCCTAGACGTAATCAACCAAGAGATGCACGAAAGAGCTAAATCAAAACCAGACTTTTTAGACATGGACGGTGATGGCGATAAAAAAGAGCCAATGAAGAAAGCCGTTAAGGATAAAAAAGCAAAAGAAGATGTAGCTGACGAAGATTTAACAAAAGGTCAAGAGAAATTACCAGCAGGCTTAAAGAAAGCAATACTTAAAAAGCAAGGTAAAGACGACGATGCGGAAGACATTAAAGAAGGTGCTGAGGAATCAGCAACATTAGTAATGGCCGCAAAGGACATGGTAGACAGAGTAACAGGTTGGATGGAAGACACAGCAGAAATGCAAACAGAATCCATGCTTGAATTAGGCGATAAGATCAGAGACGAAATGGGCTCGGAACAATCAGAACAATTCATCAATACTGTAAAACCAGCATTAGAAAATTTATACACAGTTTTTGAAACTACAAGAGAAGCACTATCCGGTGGCGTAGCCATTGTAACAGGCGAAGGCGCTCCAGAGACTATGGGAACAGATACAGAAGCTCCAGCAGAAGATCCTGAAGCTGAAATGGAACCAACAGTTGATGCGGACGCAGGTGCTGAAGAACCAGTAGCAGATGAGTTTGGTGCAAGTGAGCCAGCAACAGGCGGCGAAGAAGTAGCAGACAGAGAAAAACGAGAATCCATAGAACGAAGCAGAAGACTAGGTCAGGTATTAACTGACTCAAAAAAAAAGGTAGTACGTCAGTCAAAGTAACTGAGGCTACAAATTCCAAACAGGCACTCGTACAAATTTTTAGAAATCAGATAGGTAGTGCTGATCATCAAGATCAGCCTGCTTACCTTTCATTTGAAGCACTCAATCAATTAATGTTAAACATGGACTTTCAACAGTTTGACTACGATGGCTTCAAACAAGTATATGACGCAAATCCAGAATTGAAAACCTACGTAAAGAATTTTGATGACAAAGGTGTTACACTTTCTACAAAGAAAGAAGCTGACTCCGATGCACCAGTATCAAGTGATGCCCCTGATGAAGTTGATCAAATGGCACAACGAGCAACCCAAGCCAATCTTTAACTTGACAAACTAGTTTTTTTGTTATATACTTTAGTGTATGAGGTATAACAATGAGCGAAGTAAAAATCTTACCAAATCTAGTTTGGAAATATAATTACGAGCCAGGATTCGATGTCCAGGCCTTTTTAGATTACCAATCCAAAGAAGCTGAACTGCATCAGACAGAAGCAGATGGAGGCAAGTCAACGGCTGGCCATCCAAACCCTCCGCACGAGTGGGAATGTAATAAAGATTTTATGATTTGGTTAAGACCCAAGATAGAAATTTGTTTACGTGAATGGGACGTTCAGTACACAGATGTCGTTGCCACGGGAAGTTGGACCAATATACACAATATCAATGCTCATACTTTACCTCATGAACATGGTTCAACCAACGTGGTAGTGTCAGCTTATGTACAAGTACCAGAGGACAGTGGTAACTTAATGTTTGAACAACTGTTAAGAACTAACTGGTCTCATTACTCACGCATACCAGAAAACACAATACATGACTACTGGAGAGAAGTTAATGTAAATACAAATGATGTCTTACTATTTCCTGGCTGGTTAACTCACAAGACCCAAGCAAGTAAAAGTAATGGCAACCGAATAACATTTACCATCAATACAGATGGTAGGGATAGAAGCAACGTAATATTATGACAGTAGCACAAGACAGAACCAAAGAAGAAATTATTAAAGAGATTGAAAGTATCGTAGAAAAGAACATTCAACCTAGTGTAGAAATGCACGGTGGTGTTGTTAAGCTACAAGACTTTGATATGGAAACAGGCGTTGCCCTTATGTTAATGAGTGGAGCCTGTTCAGGCTGTGCAAGTAGTTCCGTAACACTCAAGATGGGTGTAGAGAATATGCTTAAACATTATGTACCTGAAGTAAATGCAGTAGAGGGTATGGACGATCCTAACTTTAACGATCCGTATTATACAAGTTGGGACAACCCAGGTGGCTGGGGAAAGGAAGAGTAATGGCAATAGAAAAGACTGAACACAAGACACCGTACTTTGAAAGACAAAATCCTAACATGAGTACAGAGTTTCATAGTGCAATGAACCAATGGATCATTGATGTTAAGTGTCCCTTCTACGAGGAATTCTTAACACTATTTGAAGATGAATATAGAGGAGAAGATGAAAGTAAGATCAAAACTACTTTCAGAGGATATCAATATGATGTTACTCCTAAGAACTTACCCGAGTGGGGTGGCGAAGTAGTACGTTCGGATAAGATGAATCCAGACACTCCGGAGCAAGTAGGGTTTCCTAGTTCTAAAACATTAAATGAAACAGAGTTTGATGTAAACAAAGCAAATCCAGGATCTAACTTTCCACCTATTGATCAAAACAAGTTTGATAAACTTAATTGGGATAAGTTAATGAACTGGGTAATGAAACAGATTAGACGTAACCAGGTGCCCGTTAAGAGCATCAAGGTAAGCAAGTGTTGGTGTGTAGACTACAATGACGGAGGCTACCAAGCAATACACAATCATGGCCCACTATGTATTAGTATGGTAATGGCAATGGACTCACAACCTACTACAGGAACTAATGAACAGTCTGCTGACAATGGAATGTTATATACCCTAATGCCTAATCCAGATGGCACACAACTTATGACACAGTTTGGACCTTACCCAGGTAGAACTGTTATCCTAGACGGTAGAGTATGGCATGGTGTTTATCCTGCTAAGGCTCCACGTAGAACATTTGTTGTAGACTTCGACTTTGAATACTATGGCGAAGATGAAGAAATTCCAGGAATGGTAACTCCAATTAACCCAGGCACACCTAATGGATAATAATTATTTTGCTCAAGGGCAGTTCATCATAGAAACAGAGTATGATGAGTATGAAAGTATGAACATCACAATGAGAAAGAGTTCTACTGAAACTGTTGACTATCCTGATAGAGTGCAAGATAATTTAGATTTAAATTCAATATCGTTGGCTTACACCGATTGGGTATTGAAAAAGATACAGGATCAAAAGATTCCTGTTACAAGCATTGAGCCCGACCAGGCTTGGTATATTAACTACAAGCCTTATGGTTACCAAGGCATACACAATCATACTAACAAGGAAGACTTAATTAGTACAGTTATGTATTTTGATCATAAGCAAGAAGATGATATGTTTACACAGGACGGATGTCTTGTTACAATGATGGCACACCCTAACACACAGATTGAGTTTCATGAGTTTCCACCTAGTCCAGGTAAAACTATTATTATGAATGGTAACGTTAGCCATGCAACTTATCCTTACAAACATGAAAGAAGATGTTTAGTTATTAATTTTAAAGCAACATGGAGCAAGCCGAATGAGCCTGATCAAACAGAAGTTTAATTACAAAGAGATAAAGAAAGAGTCTAAAGAAGGCAAACGCCTATATGCTTGTCCTGACGGTAATAGTGTCGCAAGTGTAACAACTATACTAGATAAAACAAAAGACAAGTCTGCCTTAATTGCTTGGCGAAAAAGAGTAGGTGAAAAGAAAGCACAGGAGATTGTTACAGAGGCCGCAAGTGTAGGTACTCGTATGCACAAATTTTTAGAGGACTATGTAGAAACAGGTGAATGGCCTAAAGCAGGTAGCAACCCGTATAGCCAACAAGCTAACGAAATGGCTACAAAGATTAAAGACGCCGCATTAGTCAATATTGACGAAATATGGGGCTCTGAGGTACAATTATACCACCCGAAGATTTACGCCGGCACTACAGACCTCGTAGGCGTCTTTAAAGGCGAAGAATGTATCATGGACTTCAAGCAAACTAACAAGCCTAAGAAGGAAGAATGGGTAGATGATTATAAGCTACAATTAACTGCCTATGCACTAGCCCACAACGAGATATACGGAACTAACATACAAGAAGGCCACGTTTTCATGTGCAGTCGTGCAGGAGAATATCAGCAATTTGATGTATGGCCAGACGATTTTAAGGCCTGGGAAGCTAAATGGTGGGATCGTGTGTATATGTACTATGACCGTTTCGCATAAATACTTGTAATAAGGAGCAAGTAAGTGGCAATAGTACAAATTTCAAGAATACAAGTACGTAGAGGTCAAAAGAACGTTGGATCAGGCATACCACAATTAGCAGGTGGTGAGTTTGGTTGGGCAGTGGACTCACGTGAATTGTTTATTGGTAACGGATCAGTTTCTGAAGGCTCACCAGCAGTTGGAAATACAAAGATCCTAACACAATATGACAACCTGTTTAGTTTTGCAGATCAATACACATATCAAAAGAACATCAGTACAATGCAAACAGGCTCAACTGCTATGTTGCCTACTGCTAGAACATTACAAGAAGTACTAGACGAAGAAGTAAGTGTTAAGTCGTATGGTGCAACTGGTGATGGGTCAGATCAAACAGTAGTATTACAAAGAGCTATTGATCAATTATTCCTTAATAGTGCAACAAAAGGTTCAACTGCAAGTAGAGTTACATTAAAGGTACCAGCAGGTGAATACTTATTGAGTGCAAGTTTAAAACTTCCGCCATATGCAACAGTCATTGGAGCAGGAAGTGACAAGGTAAAAATTACACAAGGTGCGAATGTTCCTGTGTTTGAAACTGTAAACTCAGGATCAACACCAGGAAGTTATGCACAGGACAGTTCAAGTACAACATTGAACCAAGCTAATAAGATTACACTAAAAGGTTTTACATTAATACAAAATACTACAAACGCAGGTATATTGTTAACTTCTTGTAAAGAAAGTACATTTGAAGATTTAAAAATTACAGGTGCTTGGACAAGTGGAGCAACTCCAGGATCAAGTCAAGTTGCAATTAGAATGAACAGCTTATCAACTGCTGTATCTTGTAACAGAAATAAATTTAAAGATATCCATATGAAAGGTTACGCAACAGGCGTACACTCAGACTTTGATGTTGTTGGAAATACATTTACAGATTGTGAGTTCGACACATTAAGATACGGAATAGTATATGGTGAGAATACAAGCATTGGTCAAGTAGGAATGGCTACAGGTCCACAAAGAAATATTGTACAGAGTTCACAGTTCCATGATATTGATAGACAAGCATTATGGGTAAACAAAGGACAGTTTAATTCCTCAGTTAATAACAAGTTTATTAGTGTAGGTAACAATGGTGGTACTGAAGGTAACGCAGTTTATAGTGTTATAAACTTTACAGATGGTACTGCTCTTTCTAACTCATCTAGCAATGACTGGTTTGACAGAACTGCAAATTTAAGTTATGATCAAAACTTTATGTCAGGTTATAGATATGTTCCAGAAGTTGAAGGACCAGGAGTTTTTGATTTAGAATTTAGTTATAGGTTTCCTGTAACACAACAAAACTCCGCAGTAAGAGTATTAAAATTTCCAGGCTATGCTACTAGAAACATAGTTGTAGATTACATATACAAAAGCTCACAGGTAAATGCAGTAAGAGAAGGTTCATTAGATATACTTGTTAACTTAAATGATAACACATCTAAAGTAACTGACAACTTTACATACCTTGGTGCTAGTGCATATGAATATAATGTTGAGTTTAGTGTTTCATTAACGGATGAAAACACAGACGGAACAAATGATACACTGGTTGTTTCAATGAAGAACACGACAACGAGTGACACAGGTGACATATTATTCAAAGTACATTACAAAACGTAATATGCCAAACAGAGAATACGAGACAAAACTCGTTAACTGGACTAACTTTAGAGAACAACTAGAGGTAAGTCTAAATCCTTTCCAGGAAGTAATTGATTATTACAACAAGATGCCAAGAAGTAAGCTAGGTGTTGACCCTTGGGATCAGACTACTTGGCCCACTCCATGGGAACTACTTGCTCAAAACAGCATTTGCGACTTGACAAACAGCTTGGGGGTGTGTTATACTTTACAATTAACTAATAGGTTTTCTCGGAGTGAGTTCGAGATACATATAGTTACGGACTACAGTAATGAGGAATTATGTTATCCTGTTTGCATTAACAATAATGTATTATGTTACAAATATAATGAGGTTGTTCAAAAGGCTGAATTACCCACACAATTTGTTTCACAACGCATTTATAAGATGCCGGCGTTACAATAAATACTTTATCATTACGAATACGAATTAAAAATTAACAGGAGCAACAGAGAATGTCAAATGGCGTCGGTATACACATCAAAAAACGCGACGGCTCAGTAGAGCCCCTGGACATTAATAAGATACACTTTGTCGTTGAAGAAGCCACGGAAGGCTTGACGGGTACAAGTGCATCACAGATTGAGATGACAGCTAACATTCAATTCTATGATGGAATGTCCACGGAAGAAATACAAGAAATTTTAATTAAAAGTGCAAACGATTTAATTAGTTTAGAGAATCCCAACTACCAGTATGCGGCGGCAAGGTTGTTGTTATATCCAATTTATAAAGAAACGTTCGGTCAATACAGTCCTGCTCCTCTTACAAAGATTATTGATAGAAATATTGAACGTGGTGTATATGATGCGTCAATCAAAGACAAGTACACTGAAACAGAATTAAAGCAATTAAACAAATACATCAAGCATAACAGAGATGAGAATTTTACATACGCAGGTCTAAGACAGATAGTAGACAAGTACCTTGTGCAAGATAGAAGCACAGGAGAAATATATGAGTCTCCACAAGTAATGTATATGATGATCGCGGCAACATTGTTTGCTGATTATCCAGAAAAAACACGTATGAGTTACGTAAGGAGATATTATGATGCGACCTCCCTTTTTAAAATCAATATCCCAACGCCAATCATGGCCGGTGTACGTACACCTCTTAGACAGTTTGCTTCGTGCGTTCTTGTTGATAGTGATGACACCCTTGATAGTATTTTTAGTAGTGATATGGCAATTGGCAGATACACGGCACAAAGAGCAGGAATAGGAATTAATGCAGGACGTATTAGAGCAATCAACTCTAAAATTAGAGGTGGCGAAGTAGCACACACAGGCCTGATTCCGTTTCTAAAAAAGTTCGAGTCAACTGTAAGATGTTGTACACAGAACGGAGTACGTGGAGGCAATGCAACTACACACTTCCCTATTTGGCATTATGAAATTGACGACATCCTAGTACTAAAGAATAACAAAGGTACTGAGGATAACAGAGTACGTAGATTAGATTACAGTATTCAACTTAATAAATTGATGTACGAAAGGCTGTTAGCTGATAAAGACATAACTTTATTCTCGCCACATGATGTACCAGATTTATATGAGGCTTTCTATTCCGACCAAAAACTATTCGAAGAACTATATGAAAAGTATGAACGCAAGACTTCATTAAGGAAACGCAAAGTAAAAGCAATGGAATTGTTTTCTGCGTTGATCAAAGAACGTGCTGAAACAGGACGTATCTATATCATGAACGTTGACCATGCTAATACACACAGTTCATTCAAAGACACAGTTTACATGAGTAACTTATGTCAAGAGATTACATTACCTACTAAACCTTTACAACACATTGATGACCCTGAAGGTGAAATTGCATTATGTATTTTAAGTGCAATCAATGTTGGTACACTAAAAGACTTAGATGAGTTACAGGACTTATGTAACTTGGCTGTAAGAGCATTAGACGAAGTTATTGATTATCAAAAGTATCCAGTGAAGGCCGCTGAAGTAAGTACAAAAGCAAGACGCTCATTAGGCGTAGGCTACATTGGACTTGCACACTATCTAGCGAAGCATGGTGTTAAGTATTCAGATAAGAAAGCACTTACTAAGGTACATGAGCTATCAGAAGCATTTCAATATTACTTGTTAGTTGCAAGTAATGAATTAGCAAAAGAAAAAGGTGCTTGTGAATATTTTAACCGTACTAAATATAGTGATGGCATTTTACCTATTGACACATACAAAAAGGAGTTGGACGAGATATGTTCAATTACATTAAAGTATGATTGGTCTGCTTTACGCAATGACATATCAGCCCACGGTTTACGGCACAGCACATTGTCCGCACAGATGCCTTCGGAGAGCAGTTCCATTGTGTCGAACGCAACCAACGGAATCGAACCACCTAGAGGGTTCTTGTCCGTTAAGAAAAGCAAAAAAGGGCCTCTTAAACAGATTGTTCCACAGTATACTACGTTAAAGAATAACTATACGTTGTTGTGGGATATGCCAAGTAACGAAGGTTACATAAATATCGTTGCAGTAATGCAGAAGTTTTTTGATCAAGCCATTAGTGGTAATTGGTCGTACAATCCAACTCATTTTGAGAACAACGAAGTTCCAATGAGTGTTATGTTACAAGATATGTTAACAACATATAAGTATGGTTGGAAAACATCATACTATCAAAACACTTATGACTTCAAGAGTGATCCAAGTGAAGAGGAAATTAAGACAGAGACAACAAACTCTTTTGAACCTCAAGTGGGACTACCAGATGGTAAGCCATTAGAAGATGAAGAAGAAGTTTGTGATAGTTGTGCTATATAGGGAAGAGGAATAGACAGTGAGTAAGACAGTATTTAATAGAGAAAAAGTAGACTTTACAAAGAGCCATATGTTCTTTGGACCAGATCAAAACACACAAAGGTATGATGTGTTTAAGTTCCCTGTGTTTGATAAATTGAATCAAACAATGCTAGGATATTTTTGGAGACCTGAAGAAGTAAGTCTACAAAAAGATAGAAGCGACTATGCTAACTTCCGTCCAGAACAGAAGCACATCTTTACTGCTAACTTAAAATACCAAACACTACTAGATAGTGTACAAGGTAGAGGACCATGTTTAGCTTTCTTACCACACGTAAGTATTCCAGAGCTAGAAGGTTGTATTGTTACTTGGGACTTCTTTGAAACTATTCACAGTCGCTCGTATACACACATAATGAAGAACGTGTATGCAGACCCAACTGAAGTATTAGATACTATCTTAGATGATGAAAAAATTATTGAACGTGCTATTAGTGTTACTAAAAACTATGATGCGTTTACAGAAGCGGCAGACAAACACATACATCTTAAAAAAGGAACGATGAGAGATGTTAAGAAGAAACTATTCTTAGCTATGATGAACGTAAACATCTTAGAAGGACTACGTTTTTATGTTTCCTTTGCCTGTACGTTTGCATTTGGTGAACTTAAACTTATGGAAGGTTCAGCAAAGATTATTAGTTTGATTGCTAGAGATGAAAGCCAACACCTTGCATTAAGTTTACACGTTCTTAAGAACTGGATGCGTGGTGATGACGATCCAGAGTTTGCCTCTATTGCAAAAGAGTGTGAAGCAGAAGTTTATGAAATGTGGAAGACTTGCGTCAATGAAGAAAAGGCGTGGGCACACCACTTAATGAAAGATGGATCAATTATTGGTCTTAATGAAAAACTGTTAGGCAACTACGTAGAGTTTATTGCTAACAAGAGATTAAAAGCATTAGGATACAAGCCAATCTTTGATACACCTACAACACAGAATCCCCTACCATGGACACAGCATTGGTTGAGTTCATCAGGGTTACAAGTAGCACCACAAGAAACAGAAGTAGAGTCTTACATTGTTGGTGGTATTAAACAAGACGTTAACACAGACTCGCTCAAAGGATTTAAGTTATAATGGAAACAAAAGAAGCTACTCCACACACTACCGTAGTTTATAGTAAGCCTAATTGTCCTTCTTGTGTAAAAGCAAAGATGTTATTACAAAACAAGAAGATCCCATACACCGAAAGTATAATTGGAAAGGATATCCAAGTTGAAACTCTTATGAAAGAGTTTGAAGTAAACGGATTACCGATGCCAAGAACTGCTCCGCAGATTATATTACACGGTAAGTATGTAGGAGGGTATGAACAATTAGTCCAACATATGGACGACCACGGTATGAACTATGAACACTAGGAGACATTATGTTAATTGAGCCAGCATACAAATTAGGAGACGTTATTACTATTAAACTTACATCAGGTGAAGAACTTGTAGGTAAGTTTGAAGCAGATGACGACAAGACAATCAAAGTAAACAAACCACTTACATTAGTTGCAAGTGAAAAAGGCATTGGCTTACAACAGTTCTTGTTTACTGCTGATATAGATAAATCATATACTATTAAGCATCAAGCAATTACTTTAATACACAAAACAAGACCAGAATTTGCAGAAGCATATACCAAGCAGACAAGTAGCATTGTACAAGCACCCGCTGGTATGGCAGACCTAGTACGTAAATAATCTTACATAAATATTAATATGCACGAGTTTGTTATAAAAGACAAGGGTCAATTAGTCACGTACACAGAGTACGAAGCTATACCTAATGAATTCGACCATGTAATTAAGTTCTTACCTGAAGTTCCACCAGAACCTCATACTGAAGAACAGCATGAAGAGATTGAACAGTGGAATATAAAGTTGCAAGAACTAATGAAAAAGGAGAGATCATATGCCAGCAGTAACTAGAGTAGGTGACGCCGACGTTGCCCATTGTAGCGGAATGACAAGAGCAGTAGGATCTGGTAATGTATTTGCTAACAACATTCCTGTTTCAAGACAGGGTGACGTTAACACAGGACATTTACTTCCACCTGTACCATGTCCGTCACACTCGGCACCAATAGCAGTAGGATCAACAACAGTATTCACCAATAACGTAGGAACGGGCAGGGTTGGAGACGCAATAGCAGGGTGTACTTCGGTCGCGGCAGGCTCTTCAAACGTTTTTGCAGGATAATTTCGCCAATTAAGGCACCAACAAACCACATTTACACAATAACATTACAATTTACAATAATTAATTACGAATATAGGAGATAATATTATGTCAAACATTCATGAACAGATCGTAGCTGAATACGAAAACTATATGAAAGAGTCAGAATCTTTCGAATCAAAAAACGTTAAAGCGGCGGCGGCAAGAGCAAGAAAAGCCTTAGGTAACATGGGTAAACTTGCTAAATCAAGAAGAGCAGAAATCCAAGAGAAGAAAAACTCTCTATAATAATTTCTAGAAATACATTTATAGCATGACTAACCCTCATGCTATATTTGTATGTACATAATTCTATTAACAAAATCATAAATACTCTAGTACAAATTGTTTATTACAAAACATAATCACGAAGGATTAATAAAAAAATATGAGTGAGCGAGTCGTTGGCAAACTGAAATGGTTTGACGCAAAAAAAGGTTACGGGTTTATAACTCCCGATGATGGCGGACAAGATGTGTTCGTACATATATCTGCCTTTGAAGGTGCACAGATAACTAACATTTCGAATAAGATGCTACTAGAATATGAACTTGTTGATAACAGGGGCCGAATGATAGCAGGTAACCTTGTTCGTCCTGATAACTTCAACAGATAATTTAGATCGATTTAAAAGGCTTAGGCAATCCGTCTGAGCCATATATCATTTCGCCTGTGTCAATAAAGGCTCCACACATACGACCGTTGGCGTGTTTACCGTAATACTTAACCGGCTTGACTTCTACTAATTCACCATCTCGAAGTGCAGTCCTTTTATAGTTCTCAGACTTGACTCCTCTTTGCTTTACTCCAGCCATGTTACTTTCCTAACTTCGCTTTCAAGGCCGCTCTCTTTTGTTCTATAAGTGCCGCCTGGCGTATTTTTCTACCTAGTGGTAGACGTTGTATCATTTCGTACATTCCGCCTTTTTTGGCTTCCCATTCTACTCTGACTTGTTTGCTTTTGGTATTGCCTTGGAAGGCTTTGACTGCCTTTCTTAGGCTTGTTGATTCTTTGGTTTCTACATTCTCGCCGTCATAGAAAGTATATGTTCTCATTTTGGGCATGGTAAATCCTTTGACATTAGTTATGCCAGAAGAGTAATATATGCACTTAAATAGGTTAAATATAGGTGTAATTGATGACAGCAACGTATGTCACATGAACAGGACCCGGGGGCGGTACCCGGCGCCTCCACCATAAACACATTTACCGAGTGTGCTTATGATGGGGGCGAAATAGGATCGACTGGCTTGTTAAGGTTGAACGAGATTACCGGGATGTAAGCTCCGTTAACGCGAACAAACGTTATAGATGCAAACGATAATGCACTATCCAACGTAACTTTTGTAGATTTTTCTGCACCAGTTACTGCGGTGAATGAGGATTTTGCCCTAGCGGCATAATCGCTCGGGGTTGGCAACTTACCTAGCAACAGAAAAGTTGCGCCTATTACTACATAGACTACGACTATAATAGCTTAGACTAAAAAATCAAATAAATATATCGCTAGGTGAGAAGGAGTAATTATAATGCCACCACGCAATCATAGAAATTGGTTAGCAGAACCAAAAGTAGAATATATTAGTAGCGAGTGTTACAACAATCAAGACATACACGACCAAGAACAAGAACAAATCTTTAGTAAGGTTTGGATACCTATGTGTCATAAGAGTGAACTACCAAACGAGTTAGACTACCGAACAACACAGATAGCAGGTGTAAATGTTATCGCATACAACACAGGCAAAGGATTCAAAGCATATCGTAACTATGGCAGTTGGGCACCAGCAGGAACACTAGGAGCACCTATTGTAACTGTTGAACCGCAGTTGCATTTGGAAGTAAAGCACGGAGGTATGATATGGGTAACACTAAACCCTGATCCTGATCAAACTGTAGAACAATGGACGGCAGGTGCATTTGATTGTATCGCTGATGCTATTGACACAGAGGAACTAGAAGTATTCCATTATCATAAAGCAATCATTCCTACTAACTATAAACTATGGCACGATACTAACAGTGAATTCTATCATGACTTCATGCACTACTTTAATCGTGTAACAGGATTCAATGATGAATATTTTGCACGTAAGAATATTGCGTTCGATAACGGTCATGTAAACGTAAGTTCTTTTACTGTCAACTATACCGAGTTTGATAAAGATGGAGATAGAGGAGAGTTAAGTTTTCCTAACTTGCCACCCAACCAATGGTATATGGTAGACTTGTTTCCAGGCTTCAACTTTAACCTACGTGGAAGTGCATATAGATCAGATAGTGTTACTCCATTAGGACCTAACAAAGTTCTTATTGAGTTTAGAGGTTATGGATTAAAGAATGATACCAAGGAAGAAAGACTTACACGTATCAGACACCATAATACTATTTGGGGACCTTTTGGTAGAAACTTACACGAAGACTTGCTAGGTGTTACAGGACAAGGTGCATCAATGGCTCCAGGTACTGAACGTAGAAACATACTACATGGTAGACACGAAAACTCAACTATCCACGATGAAGTAGGTATGCGCCACTACTATGCAGAATGGGGCAAGTACCTAGATGTAAATCCATCTAATCCATTATAGCTCTTGACATCTCTGTCAATATGTGTTATGCTTTAGCTATAACTTTATAATTACATACAAGGAGTACATTCCGATGGCTACATATTTGACAGTACTAGGGGTAGCATTAGTAGTTAATACTATCCATGTAGCGGTAACAGGGCACCAAATAATGCTTTGTCTATCCGGTTGTAATTAACACTCTTCCGGGGGTGTAGCTCAGTTGGTTAGAGCGTCCGCCTGTCACGCGGAAGGCCGAGGGTTCGAGTCCCTTCACTCCCGCCATTATAATAACAGAGGTATATTTGTGGATAAATTTATATTTGATGTCGACGGCACACTAACACCAAGCCGAAGACCGATTGACGACGACTTTGCAGTATTCTTTTCAGACTTTTGTGCAGAGCATGATTGCTATCTAGTAACAGGTAGTGATAGAGAAAAAACAATAGAACAAATAGGGGAAGAAATATATAGCCTTGCCCAACGTGTTTACAACTGTTCA